ACTGTTCTTGATTGATGAAAAACTATTTTATTACTATCAGATTCATCTTCCATTATTGCTGAAGTTCTGCTTCTAGCAAGGCTTTGTTTTAAGTCGGATAAAGAAGCTGACGCAATATTATTAAAATCTTGATCTGTTAAAGGATTATCTTCTCCTAAAGATTCAAAATATTTATCTACAGACTCTATAAAGGCTGCTTTTATATTATATCTTGTTACTACTACTCTTTGCTTACTTTTATCTATACCTGAGCGAGCCCATTTATCATTTGCTACTTCTAACGCTTGCTTCATTAAGCTATCAAGATGTTGTTGTGCCATTAAAAATTCTTGTATAAATCAAGTACGCGTTTAATATGGTCAGGAAATGCCACATTATTACGCTGACTTGTGCTTGCTTGATTCTGAATACTAGCGCCAGCAATAGACCGTCGCTCTTTGTGCTCATCTTTCAAGTAGTATGTAATCAAATCAAATACTGCAAGTCTCAAATCTGCAGGAACACTTGCATATCCTGCAGTATAAGTTACACGAACTGCACCTGGGCCACGAGCCCAGTGCTTATAGTTACCCCCAGTAGTACGAATAATGCTGTCAGTCACACTATCTAAATAATACTCATAATCTGTAGTAGTAAGAGTTTCATAGTTTGCACTATAAGAATTTCTTTCCTCTACTGATACGATTGTATTTACAGGGCTTTCAGTAAGTTGCACAATATGCGTAGCCCAGTCTACATTAATAGTATCTACTTTATTTGTACTATAGTAGTCTACGAAACTATTTCCACAATAAGTTTTTACTAATTGACTCACAGATGGAATAATTTTATTCAGCTGCTCATCATTCTTAGGGGTATTAATCCCTTCGGCAGCTTTATATTCTACAAGAGTAACTAAATCAGTCATAAGTCAATTAATAAAAACTTGGGGAGGCGAACCTCCCCAGTTTGCAAAGTGTATTAGGCGGTAAATACGACCTTAACACAAGAACGATTGTTAGCAGCGTCTGCGAACAGCTCTGCGAAACCAAGTGACTGAGTAGCCACAATTACACGTCGCTGACGTGCAACTTCGTAATCCTGCTCAACGGTTACACCGCGGAGTCGAGGAATTGCATAGTTGCGATATGCAACTGCATAAGCAGCAGTGTTACCTGCGCTTTCTGCTTCGAAGTTATCAGAGATGATTACGGGCGAGCCGTAAACAGCACCGATTTGACCAACCAACTTGGTAGCCACATCAGAGCCAACATCAGTGATATCAGCAAAGCCTGGATCCGCAATCAGATCGTAGTATCGCTTCTGAGAAACGACAAATGCTACGTCTGAAGGATCAATGCCATACTTACCCATGTCCTTGCGAGCATCGAGAAGCAGAGCTGCAGTCAGAGTAGCAGAGTTACCAGTAGCAACAGAGGCACCATCCAGGTCAAGAGCACCGCCAGAAGAGGCAGTAGCGAAACCTTCGAGACCAGTAATAGCAGGGCTAGAAGCGTTGCCGTTCAGAACCATGTTGTCTACAGCCTTAGCGTGTGCACGAGCTACACCTTCAGTCAGCATAGGCATAAGGTTAACAAGAACCTCTTCATCAATATGATTGTCCATGAAAGTGGTTGAAATCATACGATGAGCTTGCAAAATGGTTTGGTTAGCTTCGAAAGTACCAGCAGTACCACCAGCTTCAGCAAGACCAGTTGTTGAACCGGTACCTACTGCATTCTCACCAGTTGTTGCAAAGATAGCTGCATCAACGTCATTTTGCAGAGGCAGAACCATAGATTGAGAGTTCATTTGAATCTCACGGAAAATCTGAGCCAGTCGATACTGGAGCATTACTTCCTTCTCAATTTGAGTTGCTACTTCTTGATCAATATCGCCAGCATTGGTAGTATACTCAATACCAGCTTTTTCAAGGATACCTTGACCATATCGAGTGTTCCAACCTTTCTGAGTGTAAACACCCAGCATATGGCCGTACATCAGGTCCTTGCCCATTGCAGAAAGGTCGCCTGACTTAGCACGATCAGAGAATACACGCTTAGACTCACGAATCTTCGTAAGCTCTTCATTCTTCTCTTCCAGGTCCTTCTTGTACTGAAGAATTACTTCCTCAGTTTTAGCATCCTTTTCAGCCAACTTAGCTTCGATGTCTGCCATCAGGCGATCAGCACCTGACTCAACACCTACACGAATAGCTGATTGAACTTCTTCTTCCTGCTGAGCTTTTACTTCGGCTTCCGCCTGAGCTTTCTCAGCAGCTTCTTGTGCTGCTTTTTCTTCAGCAGCTTTTGACTCAGCTTGCTTCATTGCGATCTTAGCAGCAGTCTCCTCTGCTACTTTCTTCGCAAAAGCTTCCAAGTCGACTTCGGGAGTTTTTACTTCTTCCGACATTTTGATCTCCTCTTTCGCGGGATTTTCCGCTTCGTCCGGTGTGTCACTAGCTAACGATGATTTTTCGTCCTTAGCCAGAGACTGACCGGCTAGATCTACACGATTGGTGAAAGTTTTCTTGAATTCATTATACTCTTCAATAGAGTCAAATGACTTCGCCAGAGAAAAAGTTGCTGCTTGATTGCATGGTACTGATACTACTGATACCTCAAACAACTCAGCATCCTTAATCTTTAATCCGTCAGTTTCCGTTAGGTAATCAGCATCCTTGACTCGGAAACCAACAGAAAAAGCTCCAAGAATGCCTTCTTTTACTAACTGCGCCACATTTTCAGGGGCAGATTTAGAAATTTTAGCCTTTAATTCAAGACCGTTTTCAGTAACTTTAAGTCCTGTCGCGCGTCCAATAGGCTTGTTATAGTCATGGTTAAAAAGAATAATAGGATTCTTTTCAAAATTGTTCAGACCACCTTTAGTCCACGCTGCTGCGTCAATTGTATCGCCAGCACGATCAAAATCGCTCGTACTCGCCATGCCACAGATGTGAACTCCTCCGTCGTCTTCGTCTAAAGCTTTGAACGTAGAGGTAAGATTAAAAATCTTTTCCATTAGTCTTCACTCTTTTCTTCTGCCGGAGCAGCTTGGCTCAGAGCTTTTAACGGATCAGGCTCTGGTGCCGGAGGCGGAGGTGGGGGTGGTGCATTAAATACCTCCGGGGATGTTAATGAAACTGAATGAACTGCCGTTTTCCAGTTATAATAAGATTTTTGAATAGCTCTAGGAGTTACAGGCTCATCTACAATATCACAGTAACTTTTATATTCAATATCCTTTGGAAGTCCCCAATCTTTAAATTGCTGTGCAAGAGTTTTAGTAACTTCTTGTCTCAGTCTATTTCGTGAGGCCATTAATCTTCTCCTTCTTCACTTTCGGTGGGTCTTCCACCCTCGTCCGGATTTACAGCGCTGCCTGCAATATTCGCAGGGACTCGTAAATCATCATAACCTTCGGCAGGTTCAAAATTAAGTGCTTCCCTAGCCTCATTTGGGCTAATAATTCCTGTATTTACCAAAGCTGAATAATATTGAGCTTGATCTCTAAGCTCTGGTTGAAGTGCAGGAATAGTTGAAACATCTTCAATAATTTCAAATCCAAAAAATCTTTCTAACGCTAAATTAATTTTTTGTACTATTGGAAGAATTGTTTCTAAATAGTACAGTCTCATATTTGGTCGTAAATTAGCATTATTACCTGAGTCTAAAAGAATCGGTGGTATTCCCAGTGCTTTTAAAATAATTTTTTCGTTTTCTGAAATTGCAGATTGAAAATCTAATTCTTTAAAGTTTACATTCGAGATGCTGTCAATTTCAATACCACCATCCAGAACCAAGGGTCTTCGACCTCCTGCATCTGGACGATACCTTGATATCCAAGACTGAATCATTCTTTCTTTAATTTTCTCGGAAAGAGTATTTGGAGACTTTAATACAAGTCCTGGAACTGCTCCATTTTTAAAGAAATTATCCTGAAACTCTCTCATGTTTTTCATTAAAATCATAGTGCGAAGAGCAGGTTTTAATCGTGAGACTCCTCGATAAATAGAGTAAAAAGAATTTTCTTTAATATGAATAATTTCTTTAGGGCTGTAATTTACTTCTTCATTATAAGTAAATTTATCTATGTAGGTTGTTTCACTTGCATGAATTGTCATCTTACTTGCTGGCAAATGATACAGATGAACTCCATCAAAGTAAATAAAAATGTTACCATCAAGAAGATAATCAGTAATTAAATTTCTTTTAAAAGTACTAATATCCTGAAAAAGGTTGGGCTCTTTATTTAAAAGATTATTAACACGGCTTCTTTTTATATTTTTTACTACACTAGTTACGCCGACTTGTGGGCCCACCTTAACAGTAATTTCAGAGCAGTCATCGACAATCATATTGACGCCCCGATTTACAATTTCTAAATCTTCGTAAGCACGCTCATAGCTTACCGTTTTTTCGCGAGAGGATTCAACCTTATGGTCATAATAAGGCTGAGCAGGATTTAATTTTTCCTCTGTCTCCTCATTTCGCCAAAAGTTATACCAAGCCATGCTTTCCTCTTTGAATCTCTACCCAACGTTTTTGTTTAGGCGCTGAATGTAGTGTTGGGTTTCGCCCGTAAATAGAATGTAATTTTAAGTGGTGCGCATGGCATATGGTG